CCTCTGCACCAAACATGTTTTGCTTGCCGTACTCAGTAGTAGTGTACTTGTCAGCCGTTGAAGAAGTCATTTAAAGTCTTTTGTTAAGTAACGTAACAATATTATATAGTAAAGATAAAGTATTGTAAAGAAACTTTACATTAGTGATACCCGAACAATAAAAAGGAGGTCTAATGACCCCCATAATTAT